TGCAATAAAAAATCTCTCAGTAGGACTGTTAGTTGCACATAATCATCCCTCAGGAAATTTACGACCCAGTCAGGCTGATAAAATATTTACTGACAAAATAAAAAAATCTTGTGAGGATGTGGGGATCAATTTTATTGACCATATTATTGTAGGGGCTGGTAATTATTTTAGTTTTCGGGAAGAAGAGATCAGAAAATGAAGGATTATATAACAAACAATCACTTCTCAACTATAAAGAAAAGAAAAAGAACAGTCATAAAAACTGTTCTTTTATTTTGTACTAATTTAGTCTTCTTGAGCTCCCATGAAAAACTACATATTAAAGGATATATATGCTTTAGATAATGGGTTTATTCTTAGTTTTTAATGATTTGTTGTATTTTTGTTGTAAGAAAATTATAACTCCAGTAGCAGCTTAATTATTTTATCCTTATCTTTATTTTCTAGCTCTTTTATAATATGGATATAGGTTTGCTGTGTGATAGCCACACTTGCGTGTCCTAAGCGTTTTGAAACAGTCATGATATCAACTCCATGATAGAGGAGAACAGAAGCATGAGTGTGCCTTAAACCGTGTACAGTAAGTGGAGTAGAAATCTTTAGTTTTTTTAATGCATGATCTAATGTATTTTGCAAAGCTGAGAGAGTTATTATTTTTCTATAAGGATGATAACAAACGAAGTCATGTATCGTTTTTATACCCAAGCTTTCAAATAATTTTTTTTGCTGTTCTTTAAAATCTTTTAGCAACTGCATACTTTCGTCATCTATTACAATATCTCTTATTCCAGCATCTGTTTTGGGCTTTTTGAAACCACCGACTTTGTTTCTGTAATTCCAAGTCCTGTGACACTTAATGACATTATTATCAAAATTAATATCATCCCAGACTAATCCAAAAGCTTCACTGGCTCTCATGCCAGTAATTGATATTATAAACAGCATAGTGGGAGATGAATAATTTGGATTAAGTCTATTTCTGAAATAATCAACTAACTGTTTGTATTCATCAAAATTTACAAATTTGTCTTGCTCGGCTTTATCATTCCCATTACCTTTAACGACTGCTCGAGTGGTGAAATCTTTTTGCAGTCGTCCCTCTTCAATGAGTGGTTGAATAGATGCTCTAACTCTAGTATGAAATCCTTTTGTAGATGCTTTGGCGTGTGTTTCAGCAAATTTATTTAGCACTCTTTGATAAGAAGATGCTGTTATTTCAGAAATTAAGACATTTGGCATATAGGTTTTTAAATATTTTAACGTTTGCTCATAACCTTTATAAGTCATTTCATCAATTGCATTTTTCTTATAAAGTTCCATCCAGTCTTTAAAATACTCAGAAATTTCTTGCTTGATGGGGTCAACAATGAATCCTTTTTTTAGCTTGCTTTCAATATCCATTGCTTCAGCTTGTGCGTCGGATTTTGTAGAAAAGCCACCTTTTGTTAGACGAGGAAGTCCTTGTTTTGTTCTTGATATTGAATATTGCCAAGTTTTTCCACGTTTTTGATATGTAGCCATATTTGATTTTTACTCCATTTCTATGATAAAATGAGTACAGTAAAACAGCTTTTTTAAGAGCTTTTCTACTGTATTGATATTTAAGCCGCCCTCCGCTCGCCAAAGTAGGGGCGGCTTTTTTATTTATTAAGAATTAAATTTAGACTTACTTGTAATTTGCCCTGTAGCTTTATCAAATTGGATAGTGATACTTTGAGTCTCACCTTTAGTCCATGAGATAGAAGTCCAATTTGCTAGTACAGTTGTTTGATCTCCAACACTTGATTCTGAAGTAGTATCTGGTTTACCAACTTTTGCTTCAATTTCAGCAAAAGGAGTGCCACCAGAATAAGCCATGGTTCCATCATCGTTAAAGTTAGTTTTTGCAGATACCACAGAATCATAAATTTCTTGTGTCCATCCTGATTTTGGTTTTTCAGAAGAACTAGAAGAAGTTTTGGCTTGGCTAGAAGATTTAGATGTTGCAGTAGACTTAGAATCTGATGAATCCTTATCTTTATCTTTTCCGCCTCCTCCAAGTGCGCTACCGATAACCGCAACCACGATTACTACAACAATCCAGAACCAAATTCTTTTATAAATTGGTTTTTTAGCTTTAGGAGTTTTTCCATTTTCCATAAGTTTATATTTCCTAACCTAGCTTTTAACGAGATTCGAGATATTGCTCGTGGTTTTTTTATTTGAATAAATCCCACAATGAAAACGAGGTCTTTTTATAGACTTTATTATAAGCGGCTTTTTTCGGATTTTTAGCCCAACCCATGCCCTTTTCCCCATATCCAGGAATAAGGGCTTTTTTTACTTTACGCTTATATTTTGTAGTTGTTCTAGCTTTTAAGCTTTTTGTAATACTAGGCTTTCTCATCCCAAATTTCATAAAACACCTCTTTAAATTACCCTTTGAGAATTAAATTTTGAGTTTAAATCCAAAAGTGTACTCATAACTAATGATTCCCATTTGTGGTCGATATGACATGCATCCATTATACTATAAACGTTCCAACTTTCTGGCTCATCATCAGTACTATTTAAATAATGAGTTATTTGATATTGAACCTCTTCTTTATCCCATGATTTAATTTTTGATTTTAAAACGATAATTTTAGTTAGTTTTTCTGGACTTCCTGTTATTTCAATAAAGCGATTTATATCTTCAACCGTTCCATCATTTTCTTCAAAAATATCCCATAAAAGAAGAATGGCTTCTTTGTCAGCGATTTTTTCGCAAGGATTATCCCAGTCGTATTCTGAATGACGTATTAAATCTTTGTTTTTTACATGAATATATTCATGGCATATTTCGAAAGCAGTTGCTCGTTTTATATCTATGATCCCCCAACCATATCTATATGAGATATAAGCACTTGCACCATTCAATTTTTCATATTTAAGTTCAATACCTAAATTTTCAATTTTAACAATTATAATTTCTAGTAGTTCTTTACCTGTCATAAACTACCGTCCTCTCTTTAATTTATAATCAATCAGATAGTTTATGAGCAAATAAACGACGGATAATTTCTTTATCCTCTTCTGGAATAGGTTTGCCGCCAACTGACAAAACGCTACCCCAATCAAAATCTTTAGGTTTATTAGCCAATTCAGCCAAATCAACTGTTTGATTTTCAGGTTCAGTCTTATCACGTCCTAACAGATAGTCAACAGAAACATGAAAGTAATCGGCTACTTTTGCTAAATCCTCACCTTTTGGTTTACGAGTTTTCCAACCATAAATAGCATTTTCGCTGAGACCTATATCTATTGCAACTTTTTGTAGGCTAATTTTTTGGTTATCAGCTAAATTTTTTATTCTTTCAAACGTAGTCATATCAGGCCTTTCAAGGTATTACAAAAAAATATTTTATAATTTTGAATAAAACACTTGACAATGTTTACGAATTTGTATAAAATAGTTTTTGTAAAGATAAATAGTTATTTTTATAAACGAAAGATAAAGAAAACCTAAATAAATACTAATGAACAAAGCCGCCAAGCAAGTTTTATAAAGTGTTTTATAGGCTCTTTAACTATGCTCTTATTTTATGATATTGAATAAAAAAAGTCAAGGGTTAACTACGAAAAATAATAAAAATACTTTACTAATACTTTGAGAGGAGTAAAAAATGACGGAAATTGCACTAGAAAAAATGCGAACAGCAGTTAATAAATACCGTGAAGAATCTGGTATTTCAATTAAAACATTAGCATTTGCACTTGATGGAATCAGCGAGCAACAATTGAGAAATGCACTCAATAAAACTGATGGTGGACCAAAAGCGGTTGAAATGCTTGCCAAGTTAATGGAAATTTATCCTATTAAATTTAAATAAGGGAGAAAATATTATGGAACAAGTCTTAGAAGTGAAAGCGACAATTCCAGTTATAATCCCTGACGATAAAATTTTGATTGATAAAATCGAGTACTTGGAACTTAAAAAACAAGATTTTGATGGCTGGGTTGGAATGGATGTTTTTATAGAAAAATCAAACCGTAGTATTCCAACAGTTTCGAAAGTTTTAAGAAAACCTGATTTAAGAAAAAGAATATCAGTTGAAAACGGTGGTTGGGTATATTATCCAAATGGTAAAGGAGATAACTGGTCATTTAAGTTTAAAGAAATGATGGAGTTTATAAATAAAGAATTTTATCAGAAGTTTTCAGGAGGAAGTAAATAAAATGCTTGGATTTAAAACAAAAGAAGAAAATGCTATTCTTGCTGACCATAATAATACGGTTAGAGATATTAAAGAGATGATGGCACTGATTGATCAAATGTCAACTACAATCGCAACACAATCCCAAATGATTGATACAAGAGATCAATTGCTCGATGAAGCGTATTTAAAGCTTGAATCAGCCGAAACAGAATTAATTATTCGTCGTAAAAATGATGAATTCCGTCAAAAGTTGGCGGTGATGAAATGAAAAATCAAGTAAAAACAATTAATCATCTTGGACAAGTAGTTTATCAAGAGTCAGTCGAATTTTATAAAGAAAAACTCTCAGTTTACTCAAAAGATTTTCTTCAAAATTCGCTCATCCCTCAGCTTTATGAATGGTCAAATGCATATAAAGCTGCGATTGAACTGACAAAATAAAAAAGCCCGCACTGGCATGCGGACTGGTAGAAGATTTTCTCAAAATTCTACCTCAATTGTAACAGATTGGAGAAGATATGACTAATAATATTGAAACAAATCAAAAACAAACACAACACGAAAGAATACTTCGCTGGTTTGATACTCATGCATCATTGACAAGATGGGAAGCATTAACCTTTCTTGGTATTTGGGAAGCTCCAGCAAGAATTAGTGAGCTGAGGAAACAAGGATATGATTTTCACACTAAGTTAGAAGGCGGCATCAGTGAATCGGGTTATTCATTTCAAAGTGCTGTTTGGACATTAGAGAGATAGGTGGTTTATGAATGCTACAACTCAAGGAATATGAGTATTTTCTTAAAGATAATGAGTTAGGAAAAAATACTATAAAAAACTACCTAACCACACTTAGGCAGCTAGATGATTATATTGTTTCAAATGATTTTTCATTAGATAAAGAAACTTTGATTGAATTTAAACAATACTTGAAAGATTTTCAATATAAATCAGGGAAAAATTATAAATTGAAAACAATCAATCAGAAACTTATTATAGTCAATGTTTATCTAAAGTGGTTAGAAACAGAAGGATATATTTCTGACAGATTATCAGTCAAGCTGTTGAAGAGCCAAACTAAGGAACATCGGGAATCAATAACTGAAGCTGATTATAAAAGGTTACTTAAAAATAGTACCACTGAAGAAATGCGACTTTTTATTTTAGTGATAGGTAACACAGGAATGCGAATCTCTGAGGTTTGTTCCTTTAAAGTAGAAGATCTCAATAAAAAAATAACTGTTATAGAAAATAAGGGGAAACAGAGAATTATCACAATTCCTCAGTTTCTAAAAAAACAATTGAAGGCTTATGTTAAAAAAGCAGGCATTGAAGAAGCTATTTTCTATAAGAATCAACGAACTTACCGATTAAATTTGAAAAAGATTGCTGGTATTGCAAAAGTGAATAAAGAAAAAGTATATCCTCACTCAATCAGACATTACTTTGCTAAGTCGTTCTTGATGAATGGTGGAGATGCTACTGTTTTGCAACAGTTACTAGGTCATGAGCAAATAGCAACTACCACAATTTACACGAAATTAAGTTCAAATGAACTGAGTGATCAGTTCAGCAAAATTAAAAATATATAAACAAAGGAAAGGAAGAAATGGCAAATATTAGTTGGATTAAACTCAGTACAGGTTTACCTGATAATAAAAAAATAAAAAGGATTAGGAAATTACCTGATGGGGATAAAGTTATTTTGTTTTGGGTATTTCTCCTTGCAAGGGCTGGTGAAAGTAATCAGAGCGGAGGATTATTTTTAACTGAAACTCTTCCATACCAAGAAGAAGATTTAGCAGCAGATTTTGATTTTAGTATTGAATTTGTACATTTTGCTTTAATTACGCTTGAAAAATATTCTATGATTATCCGATATGATGAAATACTTTTCATTAAAAATTGGGAAGAATATCAAGCAATAGAGGGAATGGAAAAGATACGAGAGCAAAATAGATTAAGAAAACAAAAGCAACGAGAGCGAGAAAAACAATTACTTGCTCCAGATAGTGTGTCACGTGACAGTCACAACGAAGTCACGGCAAGTCACGCAACAGAAGAAGAAGTAGAAAAGAATAAGAATAAGAATAAGAGTAAGAAAGAAGAAACAGAAATAGATTCAAATACTGATGTTTTGCTTTCTGATTATTTTAATACTTTTACTAACTTAGCTATTAAAAATAACAAGTTGCGTGAAGCTGTGAAAATTGAATTTATTAAACTACCAACTTTTCAAAAGGAACAGGCAGTAATTGGGGCTAAAAACTATTCTGTGTGGTACAAACGAGAAAAAACTGATGATCCAACTGGTAAATTCTCCGTTAATGCTGTTAAGTTCATAATTGGAGATAAGGAGACTTTTGATGATTTTCAAACTTTACCAATCTCTAATCCACAAAACAGAAAAGCAGGTGGATATATTTGATTGATGAAGAAAAAGAAGCAATAGACCATTTTGCGAATTATGAAGTTGAAATCGTAAAAGAAGGCGTTGGCGTGTGTGGAGTGCATCATTGTAACTTATGGCAAGTTCAAAAAGAAGTTTTATCAATTGAGGGAAATTATAAAGGTGGCGAAAAAAGAAACTATCAACCTCATTTTTGCCCTCAATGCCAAAATGAGCGAAAAGATAGAAGACTTGTTGAGTATGGGGCAGCACCGGAATATGGAACAGATGTGACTAAACCACAGGAAGTCGATTATTTTGAAAAGTTAAGATTACAAAAAGGAGTTGACCTTAGAAAAGATGTCATCGTTAAATATAATTACAGCGATGAACTAAGCGTGGTTAGCGCTGATAATTTTGTCAAATGGATCATTGATAATTTAGGTCAAACTGTAAAAGTAAAAACAATTCGGCCTGATAAATACACAGAGCAACGTAGAAATAGATTCATGAGTGATGAAGAAAAACAAAAATTCTTAAAGCTTAAATTTGATATTGAAACTGCTGATATTCTTATTCTTAACTCACTTGCTGATTATGCTGACAAAGATATTGATGATGTGAATGCTCTTCTATTGAGTACAAAAGATACATGCAGTCTTGTAATATTGTCAATTCCTGAAAGTGATTCTCGACTAGACAGGTTACCAATTCGTTTAAGAAACAGAATGAAAAAAGCTCAAATCATGAATATATCTAGCAAAGGAATTCAAAGATGACTAACTCAGAAATAATTAAAGACTGGGAAATGGCCCATTATCCACTTGGAAGAATAAAAAAGGAAAAACTAATACTAAAAACCGAGGATGAGATTATTTCTATTCTTGATTCAATGGCAAGTTGGAAAAGTTTGAAAGGAATTGCTTATGTTAATCCAATCGATTGAAAACGAAGCCTTTGTTTCATGTTATTTATGCGGAAAGTTTATCAAGGAATCTGAAATAATTCCTGATGAAACCTATCCAGTGTGTGATGAATGCGAAGCTAAATTGGAGTTTGAATGACTCTAAATACAGGTAGTTTAATAAAAATAAATTAATATCGCTTCAAACAGTATTATCAAGGGATAACAAGAAAAAAGGTTGATTCCGATTATACTATATATTTACCAATAGGAGCAATTCCGCAGTTCTCATTAATCCTAAGCGGATAGATTGAACTAAAGCAAATAGTTCAACTTTAAGTAAGGCCATCTTGGGCGATGGTTCGTATTTAGTCAGCCTGAGCAAGCTTTCAACTGCTCACCGCATTGCGGTTTAGTTTGAAATATATATCAAAAAATATAAATTACGAGGTTCAAACATGGGGTACTATGATAAACGAAACGAAGCAAGAAGAATCAGTAAACTTGCAAGCGAGACAGTATCATCTGAACAAGAACGAAAAGAATTTGAAATTAATGCAAACAACAAATTTAACCAAGAAATGCATGCAGAATTTCATGAAAGAATTGAAAAATTAGGAGGAAAGGAAAATGGCAACGAAAGTCTTTGATGTATTTATTGAGGGCGATAAAGTCGCAACTGGAACAATTGAAGAATTAATGGATATCTTCAAAGTTTCTAAAACAGCAGTTTCATTTTGGATAAAAAATGGAAAAAGTAAAGATAGAGCAATACCGAAATATAAGCACGCTTTATTAAATCAAGAAAAAACAGATGCGCTTTTACAGGAAAATAAGAAAACAACGAAACAACTTCCAGCATCTGTCTATGATTTTTATGAAAAAGAAAACTTCATCATGACTGGAACGGCGAGAGAAATTTCTGAGCGATTAGGTTTAAAAATAAAAACTGTTTTCTACTATGTTCAAGTTGGGAAAAGAGAGCACTCATATAGAAGTAAAAGAAATCATGCAGTTTTAAATCAATCTGAAACTAAAAAACGTTTCCCTAATCGAGATGTTTTAATGGAACCGAACGAGGAAGAAGAAAAAGGATATTATTCTTTGACCAAAGAGGAACGGGCAGAACGCAGATATAAACGCAAGTTAAAAATGAAAATGATGATTGAAAAAATGCAAAAAGAAGAATTAGGATAAACAATGAATAAAAAATTAATCACAACAGCAGTAGTCGCAGCAGGAATCTTTGGTTCAGGAACTTTTGGAGCTTATGCAGCTAATGCGTGGGCAGGGCATCAAAATATGGTCGCTGTGCAACAGAATATCTCTATCTTGAAGCAACGCTTACTAGACCGAAACGAACAGCTTAAACAGGCGAATAATAGCTCACAGCAATATGCAGACCGATTGAATCAATTGAACAACCAAATTAACCAGTTGAAAGACCAAATCAATCAAGACAATTCAAACTTGCAAAATCAAGCTGCTAGTTATCAAAATCAACTGAACGCACTCAATCAGCAAAAAGCCGATATTACCAATCAGTTGAATCAAGCGAACCAAGATAAGGCGAACATGGCGCAACAAATTAGCGATTTGAACTCGAAGCTAGTTGCCGCTCAACAAAAGACTGATGAGCTATCACAAGCTGTGACCGATGCGCAACAGACTAAAGATTTATCAGACGATGCTGTCAATGCGACGAAGTGAGGTGGAAAATGACAGTTGAAAGTTTACTAAAAGTAATTGAAGAAGGAATGACAGTTATTTTAAAAACTGAAAAAAATCGAATCATAGTCAAATTTGAATGTGGTAATGATATTGAAGCTTTCAGTTGCGGTTTCCTTTACAGAAAAATAAAAATTATCAAAATAAAAAATGGTAGCGAACTAATCGCTATCTTGGAGGACACGAAAAATGACTAAAAATGATTATATTGAGAAAATCACTCAAAATTTAGAACATTTAACAAAAGACGAACTTAAAGATGTAAGTATTTTGACTACTGCTCAACTTGGAGTTCGTTCAAAATTTGCTGAAAGACAACAACTTGAACACAAAATAGCAAATCTTACTCCCCAACTCCAACAGCAAGCCCTGCCAGTCGTGCCTGAGTGTGTGGCGGAATACATCGAAAGATGTAAAAAGTCTGACTGCGGTCTTATATGGGCTATTAGACCGGATAGAGATGCTAATGATAATTCAGAAAAAGTTTATGATTGGCTTTTTCCAAATGGAGTCAAATTACCAAACGGTATGTACCCAAATCCGTATGAACCAGATAATCTTGTCCGACCAGATAAAGAAAATCAGATAAAATTTGTACGTGCATGGTTAGACGGCTACACAGTCGAAAAACCGCAGCTGTTCTATTTGAGAGATGAGTTAACTGGACAATTCCTTGCAAAGGATAATCGGTTTAAAGACAAGGATAGATACTTCTTTTGGACAGGAGAGGACCCACTTACGCATTCTATTGGCACAGCGTGGAAATTATCATTTACCAAGCAAGAAATCGACAGCATGGAAACTGGGAGCTATGAACAGATTGAGGTGGCGGAATGAGCGAGAAGAAATATGAAGTTGAATTTTTAAATAATGATGATGGCAGATTTTTACTTTTTGGAGGATTAGCCAATTATCATGAATGTTTTATAGAACAGGAAGAAAACAACGAAGGATATTGGCAACAATATTTCACTGAACAAGAAATCAAGTCAATTGATGAGCGTTACTGGCAGTTTGCTGTGCCTGTGGAGGAAGAAAAATGAACGAGAGAAAATATTATGTGTTTCTTAGTCCGTTAAATAATGGGAACAAGCCATTTTTTCAATTAGTAAGTTATGGATTTATGGGCAAATTAGTTGGTTTTGCTAAATGTAATACCAAAAATAAAAATGGTCGATATGAAAATAAATACTCTAGATTCACAAAATCAGAACTTGCTGGAATCATGGATGGAGCGTTGTATAAACAAACTGATTCTTTACCATTTGAATGGCTTTATTCGTTTGAATCACTAAAAGAAAAGCTGGGGTGGGAATTTAACGAAACTATTGATAAATGGGAGTATACCAACCCGCTCATTGAGCTTGTGCCTGTGGAGGACGGAGAATGAAAAGACAATTTGTAAAACTAAATAAAAATGCGACTATTCCAGAAAGAGCGACAAAACACAGCGCAGGTTATGATATTTCAGCAAGCGAAACAGTTACGATTCAACCTGATGAAATAAAAATGGTAAGTACAGGTCTAGCTGTTCAACTTGGAGATGATGAAGTGCTGAAATTATATGACCGCTCAAGCAATCCAGTTAAGCGTGGCATTGCATTGATTAATTCAGTAGGAATTATCGATTCAGATTATTATCCTAATGAATTCAAAGGCTTGTTTATGAATATCTCAAAAGAGCCTGTAACGATTGCTAAAGGTCAACGAATTATGCAAGGTGTATTTGTCAAATACCTTACAACAGACGATGACAACGCAAACGGAGAGCGCACAGGTGGATTTGGTAGCACTGGGGAGGTATAAGGATGACACATCTAAAAATAAAAACATTATGTGCTTTATATCTCGCAGGCAAAGCCCTCAGAGTTGATTTAGTGAAAGTGGTGGAGGGATGAAAATATCTGAAATAGAAGAAATTATAAAAGAAATAAAAAAGATGGAGTCAAGAAATGAAGATGTTAAAGAGTGTCTTGAAGAATGTATTGATTGCTTAGATAACAGCCAAAGTATTTACAACAAGAAAGTATTTATTTCTGTTAATAGGGTAAATTGCTATGTTAGTACAGAAGGATTAAAAGACTTTCTCGTGTCTGAATATAAAGCTCAAATTGATGAAATTTCTAAGCTTAAGGAGACCATAGGAGTATCAGAATGACTAACAAACTAATATCGCTGGTCATCAAAGTGTGTGACTGGGATGGCGAATTTAAAGGAGAATAAAAAATGACAGCAAAAGAAAAATTTTTGAATGATATCAAATCATTAATTGAAAACAAAGAAATAGCTAAAGAGGATAAAGTTTTGACCGTTTGGATTGAAACGCCCGATATGACAGCAAGAGAATTGATTGTAAATCCTTTTGAAAATCTACAAGCTAAACATGATTATTATGATAAAGCTTATGACGATAATTTGAATTTAAAAGCGAATCCAGATATTTTCATTTCTACTTATAGCACAGATGGAATAATAGTTGATGTAGTGGAATAAAACTAATATCGATGGTCAATGACTGGTGGGGAGGGATTGAATGAATCCAAGAATAAGTGAACTGTTTGATGAGCTAGACTTTATAACAAGTATAGCCAACAATATACATGCTGGTAGTCTATTTGCTTCTGAAAGTATTAGAAAGAAACTTCTAATAAAAGCAATTGATAACCTGCGTGAAATAGATTTTATTAGATACTCATTAAACCCACAGATTCCAGAACCTTGGGCTAGTATGAGCGCTGATGGAATTATAAAAGGATTAGGAGTGTATAAATGAAACTAATGTGTAAGCTGTTCGGGCATAAGTGGACGTTTGAAGATAAAAAATTGCTTCTATTGCCATATGGAAAGCATCACTGTGAGCGTTGCGGATTGCTATATAAATATAACGAATCAGAGCCTGATACATACGTTAAATGGCTTGATAAGCACATGGATTGAACGCAAAAAAAGCCCAAGCTGACCAAGCTTGAGCGAATGTAAAAAGAATATACATTATCTAATGTATTTTTGGTCAGCTATATTATAGCACACATAACAATAATTTATACCAAAATAAAAAAGCCCGAACTGACCAGGTTCGAGTGCAAGAGTTAGTAAACAACTTAGTTCTATTATTATTATTATAATATTTTTGGTCAGTTATATTATATCACATACTGAGCTAGGAACTCGCTAAACTCAACTGGAGGGAAAAGATGAATCTTCAAGAAATGATGGGAAAATCACTAAATTTAAAACAATTATATGTATTGATTACGCAAAACAAAAATTATATTAAGGCATTAGATGCTCAAGGAAAAGTAGATGCAGAAGTAAGGTTACTTCTTCCTTTCGTTCCAGACGATTCTTACAAAGCATTAGCTTTAGAAGGCGATATTTCATGTTTTTACATTAATATTGATTCCCAATTAATTAAAACTCAAATTATTAAAAATTTACAAGAACTGGAAGATGAGGCTAGAAAGCTTGAAGAAGAACTAGGAATCGAGGTTGAATAGAATGATTACATTTATTTTAGGCTTATTAATTGGAGCGATAGCGATGTTTTTGATTTATCTGAAACAAACGAAAGAAATAGCAGCTAAAACAATATCAAGCATTTTGGAAGATTGCGTTGAAAAAATAGAATTGCATGAATGGGGTACAGAAAAGATAGTTGAATTTTTAAATAATGCTGCTAATAAATTAAAAAACAAAAAATAAACAAAAAAAGCCCACGGCAATGGGCTTTAAAAACTGATTTCTTAACTACTATTATATCATAAATATAAGGAGTTAAGACACTATGAGTAGAAGATATAACCTTACTGACAGCGACTTGAAAGCTATAGAGAAGAAGCTCTTTATGTGTCAACGAATTGACCACGCTATTCAGTATCGCAAGTATGAGTTAGAAGTTAAACAATCACATGATAATAATGTAGGTGGCGGTAGGTCAAGTATAGTCTCAAAGCCAGTAGAAGATATGGTTATGAAATGGGATGCTGACAGTAAACTCCAAAGCCTATATGAGTTTAAGAAACGAATCAATGAGTTACAAGATTGGTTTGGAGATGATGAAGATATGCAATTGGTATTCCACTACCGTTGGTTATCTGGTAAACGTTATACAGTACCAGAAATAGCTGATAAGTGTCACATAACTGAGCGCCAATACTTTAGAAAGAGAAGAGCAATACTTGAGAAGTATGATGAGATATGTGACGGCTTCTGGTAATTTGTCACCTTTTGGGCGAAAACTGACAAGATAAATGTTGTATTATAGTATCATCAAATAAAACAAATAAAGCCAGCGGACATATTCTGTTGGCTTTTTGTGTGGAGAAAGTGAGGTGACCTCCTATAGTATTACGTGCTGACCGTACTGGTGCGCATCGTGTAGCCTTTGATAAGAATAGAAAGATTCTTTTAAAGACACAGAACACTTGTGGAATATGTGGCAAGCCAATCGATAAGAGATTGAAAGCTCCTGATCCATTGAGTCCAGTTGTTGACCACATCATTCCAATTAATAAAGGTGGTCATCCTTCAGCGATGGATAACTTACAGCTTGCTCACTGGACCTGCAACCGTCAGAAGTCTGACAAGCTATTCAATGTGAAGCAAGAAGAGCCAAAGGTATTAGGTAATCGTAACTTACCACAAAGCCGTGATTGGTCTTCTTATGTATCTTAATTTATTTATGATAAATATTATTAAAAATAATTTAAAGAGCTTAGAAGCTAAACTATGGGGGCGTAGTACCCTACCTCTGGGTCAGCTCGTACTTCACGCCGTCACTGTACATTTTTTCTCGCGCGACTTTAGAAAGGAGTGAAAATGGCTGAAAAAAACAAAGATAAATATTACATTATTGGGCAAAGAATTAAAAACATCCGGCTTAGTAGAGGGATGACCCTTGAAAAATTTGGAGCATTATTTGATGCTGCTAAAGGTAACGTTTCTAAATGGGAAAAGGGGAAATCACTACCGAATCCAGAAAGAATTAAAGCAATCGCAGAATTTGCAAATATCAGCATTGAAGAACTAACAAGCGGTTCTGACTTGATTACAATTTCCAAAGTTGAGTTCAACCATCTAAAAGAAATCGAGCGAAAATATAACGAAATTAAGAGATTGGTGAATAACTAATCTCTTTTTAATTTAGAAAGGAGCAAAAAATTGACTGAAAAAGGTATTGGATACCTGAGATTTAAGCTTTCTGTTCATAAACGAAGAGCAGAAATGCGCTATGAGCAATATGCAATGAAGCATGTTGATAGATTCAAAGGGATTACAATTCCACAAGCATTAAGCCAACAATATCGTTCAATATTAGGGTGGTGTGCAAAAGGAGTTGATAGTCTTGCAGACCGTCTTGTTTTTCGAGAATTTGAAAATGATGACTTTACAGTAAATGAAATTTTTGAGGAAAATAATCCTGATATATTTTTTGATAGTGCTGTTTTGTCAGCGCTTATTGCATCATGTAGCTTTATTTATATTTCTAAAGGTGAAAATGATGCAGTACGACTTCAAGTTATTGAAGCTATCAATGCAACAGGAATCATTGACCCAATTACTGGATTACTGACAGAAGGATATGCAGTTTTAGAACGAGATGAAAACAATAATGTTGTTCTTGAAGCTCATTTCTTGCCTGATAGAACAGATTATTATTATCGTGATTCACGTAATAATATTTCGATTGCTAATTCAACAGGCCACCCACTGTTAGTACCTATCATTCACCGTCCTGATGCTGTTCGTCCATTTGGGCGTTCTCGTATCACACGTTCAGGAATGTATTGGCAAAGCAATGCAAAACGAACCCTTGAAAGAGCTGATGTAACTGCTGAGTTTTATTCTTTCCCTCAAAAATATGTAACTGGATTGAGTGATGATGCGGAGCCAATGGAAACTTGGAAAGCAACAGTTTCAAGCATGTTGCAATTTACAAAAGACGAGGATGGCGATAAACCAACTCTTGGACAATTTACTCAACCAAGCATGTCGCCATTTACTGAACAACTCAGAACTGCAGCAGCTGGTTTTGCTGGTGAAACTGGATTAACTCTTGATGATTTAGGATTCGTTTCTGATAATCCATCATCGGTTGAAGCAATTAAAGCAAGTCATGAAAATTTAAGATTGGCTGGTAGAAAAGCTCAACGAAGTTTGGGAGCAGGATTACTAAATGTAGCTTATCTTGCAGCATGTTTGCGTGATGATGTACCTTATCTAAGAGAACAGTTTAGCAAAACAAAACCGAAATGGGAACCATTGTTTGAAGCTGATGCAAGCATGTTAAGTCTTATTGGAGATGGAGCAATTAAACTCAATCAAGCAATTCCTGAGTTCATCAATAAAGATACTATTCGTGATTTAACTGGAATTAAAGGAGCTGAATAATGGAAGATATTTTACCACATCTTTTAGAAAAAATTAATCAAGACTTTGATGAAAGAGCAGCAAATAGTAAAAAATTGAAGCAATCAATGGAATTGTTGAAAACTAAAAAAGCAACTTATATTCAAGCAAATGAATTTGGTGTAGAAGTCGGTCAAATTTTATCTGATGTTTTGGGAACTCATGTAACAGTAGATGTTTTACCTGACGGAAAAATGTATTTCAACATTGCTGATAGATTGTTCAATTCCATATTGAAGAAAAATTTTGACTTAATTTCAGGTTATTCAACGGATGTTCAAAGTGAACTTAATCAATTAGCTGGATTTAAATTAAAATCACAAGTACCAGAATTAAACCAAGATAGAATTGATGGCATTGTCAATCGTGTTTCTAGTGAAGATGATTTTGAAAAAATACTTTGGCTTTTGAAAGAGCCAATAGTAACATTTAGCCAGAGTATTGTTGATGATACGATTAAGAAAAATATTGATTTTCAAGCAAAAGCAGGTTTAAAACCAAAAATTGTACGAAAGTTAGTAGGTAAAGCATGTGATTGGTGTAGAAATTTAGCAGGTTCATATGATTATCCTAATGTTCCAAGTGATGTATATCATCGCCATGAGCGTTGCCGTTGCACAGTAGAATACGATCCTAGAGATATTGATAAAAAGCGTCAGGATGTTTGGTCTAAAAACTGGGTTGACCCAGATAAAGATGCAAAGGTTGCTGAACGTAAGAATTTGAACTTGAAGAAAAGAGGCTAATATTGAAGGAAGAAATCCAACGGATAGTTGAATTATCAAAAGATGTGCTTAATGATATTGATTTGGCTCGTGTTGAATCTGCAAGTTGTGATGCGACAAACTATGATGATGGCACTAAAAGAATCTCAATCCAAATAGATGTGAAAAAATAACTCATCCCAGCGACAGGGTTATCATGCAATTAGATTGAAGGAGGAGTAACATGACTGCTGAAAAAAGATTTGGCAATCAGTATCCTACTCAATCGGTAATACTTCCATTTACTGAAACGAAATATCAAGAAGCTATTGAGATTTACGAAAAATCAAAACATGAGTGTTATCCATGGCAAAACAACCTTTTGAAAGAGGTTATGGCCATTGATGAAGATGGTTTATGGACACACCAAAAGTTTGGATATTCAATCCCACGGCGGAATGGTAAAACAGAAATTGTATATATCCTTGAATTATGGTCACTTGAACAAGGCTTAAGCATTCTTCATACAGCACACCGAATTAGTACATCCCACTCATCTTATGAGAAATTAAAAAAATATCTTGAAGATAGTGGTTATGTTGAAGGAGAAGATTTCAAATCTATCAAAGCTAAAGGGCAAGAAAGATTGGAATTAATTGAGTCTGGTGGAGTAATTCAGTTCAGAACAAGAACATCAAGTGGTGGTCTTGGAGAAGGATTTGACATTTTAGTAATTGATGAAGCTCAGGAATATACTACTGAGCAAGAATCAGCGTTGAAATATACTGTTACTGACAGTGATAATCCAATGACTATAATGTGTGGAACACCTCCAACACCAATATCAAGTGGTACTGTTTTTACAAATTATCGAGATAATACATTAGCTGGGAAAGCAAAGTATTCAGGTTGGGCGGAGTGGTCGGTTGAAGATGTCAAGGACATTCATGATGTCGAAGCCTGGTACAATTCTAATCCATCTATGGGTTATCACTTAAACGAACGGAAAATTGAAGCCGAACTTGGTGAAGATAAGTTGGACCATAATGTTCAACGTCTTGGTTATTGGCCAAAATATAACCAGAAATCAGTCATTTCAGAACAAGAATGGAATGCGCTCAAGGTTAATCGTTTGCCAGTTATCAAAGGGAAGCTCTTTGTTGGTATTAAGTATGGGAATGATGGTGCAAATGTTGCAATGAGTATTGCAGTTAAAACACTATCAGGAAATGTATTTGTTGAAACAATCGATTGTCAGTCCATAAGGAATGGCAACCAATGGATTATCAATTTCTTAAAGAAAGCAGACGTTGAAAAAGTTGTTATTGATGGTCAAAGTGGTCAAAGTATCTTAACGAGTGAAATGAAAGATTTCAAATTGAAAGAACCGATACTACCAACTGTAAAAGAAATTATCAATGCTAATTCCCTATGGGAACAAGGGATTTTTCAAAAAACCTTTTGCCATTCTGGACAACCTTCACTTGCTACTGTGGTCACTAACTGTGACAAGAGAAATATCGGTACTAGTGGTGGATTTGGATATAAATCACAATTTGATGATATGGATATCAGTTTAATGGACAGTGCGTTGTTGGCGCATTGGGCTTGTAGCAATAACAAGCCGAAGAAAAAACAACAAATACGGTATTAGACGACTTTTTAAGTCGTTTTTTTGTACCAAAAATTACCGAACTGCCGGGCAAGCAGGAGAAAGGATTTGACTATGTCAGAAAACAATTTACCAAAAACGCAAGAAGAGTTAAACCAAATCATTGAAACAAGATTGGCACGCCAAAAAGAAACAATTGAAGCTAATTATTCTGATTATGATGAACTCAAAACTAAAATTGCAAAACTTGAAGCAGATAACACTGCATATCAAGCGACTATTGAAGAATCAAAATCTTGGGAACAAGAAAAAGCTGATTATGAAAAACAAATCAGCGGTTACAAAACAGCGCAACTCAAACAATCCATTGCTATTAAAGCTGGTTTGCCATTAGATTTGGCTGATCGACTTTCAGGCGATGATGAAGAATCACTTAAAGCTGATGCTGAACGTTTCAGCGGATTCATTAAACCACAAACTCCACCTGCCCCACTTAAAGATGTTGAACCAAATTTGGGTGATGGAAAAGATGGAGCTTATCGTAAATTAGTCGAAGGACTAAACTTAGAAGGAGAATAACAACATGGTATTGAATAAAGCAAATTTATTTGACCCAGAATTGGTCACAGACCTTATCAACAAAGTTACAGGGAAAAGCTCTATCGCTAGATTGTCAGCGCAACAAGCTATCCCATTTAACGGTGAAAAAGTATTCACATTCACTATGGATTCAGAAATTGATGTAATTGCTGAAAGCGGCAAAAAAACGCATGGTGGAGTGTCTCTTGCACCACAAACAATGGTACCAATCAAAGTTGAATACGGTGCACGTATTTCAGACGAGTTCATGTATGCCTCTGATGAAGAAAAAATCAATATTTTGCAAGCATTCAACGATGGATTTGCTAAAAAAGTTGCTCGCGGTATTGACTTAATGGCATTTCATGGCGTAAACCCACGGCAAGGAACTGCATCTGCTGTTATCGGAACAAACAACTTTGATTCTAAAGTTACTCAAAAAGTCGAAGCTCCAAAAGGGATTGCAGACGCCAATGGCGCTATTGAAAATGCTGTAGAGTTATTGACTGGTGTTGATGCTGATGTCACTGGTATCGCAATTAACCCATCATTCCGTTCGGCTCTTGCTAAACAAAAAGACCAACAAGGAAATGCTCTTTTCCCTGAACTGAAATGGGGAGCAACACCAGATACTATCAATGGTCTTCCAGTAGATGTTAATAAAACGGTCTCAGATATGTCAACAGAAAATGATCGTGCAATCGTCGGAGATTTTGCAAATGGATTTAAATGGGGATATGCGAAAGAAGTACCACTTGAAGTTATTCAATTTGGTGATCCTGACAATTCAGGGCTTGACTTAAAAGGTTATAACCAAGTTTATATCCGTGCTGAATTATACCTTGGTTGGGGAATTCTTGATGCTACTAAATTTGCCCGTGTAACAGAAGCTGCTGAATAAGGAGGACGTGAATGAGATATTTTAACACATTAACAAAAGCAACAATTGATACAGATTTCAAAATCTCTGGCGGAGATTGGGTACTTGAAAATGAATCGAAAGAAGCTGTTGTAGATATCCAAGCTAATGATGCAGACTCCAAAAAAGCTGAACAAGACCAAGCTGTGGAAGAATCAAATGTAGATGGGAACTATGACGGGATTACTAAAGCTCAAATCATGCAAGAACTTGACGCTTTCGGTGTTGAATATGATAAACGTGCAAACAAACAAGTGCTTTATGATTTGATGATGGAGCAAGGAAAGGAGTAATATGAATCCTTTTGCTACAGTTGATGATTTAACGATGCTATGGCGCCCTTTAAAAGAAGATGAAAAAGAACGAGCTGAAAAGTTGCTTGAAATTGTCTCAGATTCCTTACGTGAAGAAGCTGATAAAGTGGGGAGGGATTTAGATATAATGATTGCTGAAAAACCTCCATATTTTGCAAGTGTTGTAAAGTCAGTTACGGTAGATATTGTTGCTAGAACGCTTATGACATCAACTGATCAAGAACCCATGACTCAGACAACAGAGAGTGCACTTGGTTACTCTGTTTCTGGTTCATATCTTGTTCCTGGAGGTGGTTTATTCATAAAAAATTCTGAATTAAGCCGTTTAGGACTAAAAAAACAAAGATTTGGGGTGATTGATTTTTATGGGAATGATTAAGGGAATTGCTGTAACTTTGATTGACAATGTAGAAACAGGAAAAGACCCTTTTGGAAACCCAATTTATGAAGATAAGGAAATCGTGGTCAATAACGTCTTGGTTTACCCAACCTCATCGGATGATATTGTTAATCAGCTTACTTTGACAGGAAAAAAAGCAATCTATACTCTAGCGATTCCAAAAAAGGATACTCATGATTGGGAAAATAAAAAAGTTAGATTCTTTGGTAAAACGTGGCGGACTTTTGGAGAACCACTTGAAGGAATCGAGGAACTTATTCCATTAGATTGGAACAAGAAAGTGACGGTAGAACACTATGGCTAAAAATCTATTCAAATTAAATCGTAGTGGAGTTGCTAGTATGATGAAATCACCAGAAATGCAAGCAATTCTTAAAGAAAAAGCATCTGCTGTTAAACAGCGTTGTGGACCAGGTTATGGTCAAGATATGCATGTTGGTAAAAATCGTGCTAATGCGATGGTATTTGCCGAAACTTATCAAGCAAAGCGTGACAACATGAAAAACAATACAATTTTAAAGGCGGTGCGTTAAATGATTGAGATTATTATTAAAAATTTTCTTGATACTCATTTATCGGTATCGTCTTTTTTGGAGAAAAAAGGAGAGATGCCATCAAGCTATGTTTTGTTTGAAAAAACAGGTAGTAGCAAGAGTAATCATCTTTTATCTTCAACATTTGCTTTTCAGAGCTATGCTCCTTCAATGTATGAAGCAGCAAAGCTAAATGAAGAATTGAAAAAAGTTGTAGAGCGGCTAATCGAACTAAATGGAATTAGTGATGTATCACTAAACAGTGATTACAACTTTACTGACACAGAAACTAAAGAATACCGCTATCAAGCGGTATTTGATATTAATCATTATTAGGAGGACTAAAATGGCACAAGTAGAAAATGTAACTACTGCAAAGCCTAAAATTGATGGTGCTATTTACTCGGCACCAAAAGGGACAACTTTACCAACTGATGCAAAAACAGCACTAAATGCTGCTTTTAAGCCATTGGGTTATATTTCAGATGATGGATTAAAAAATAAAAACTCACCAAAATCTGATAGTATCAAAGCTTGGGGTGGCGATACAGTTGCTACAGTGCAAACTGAAAAAGAAGATACATTTAGTTATACGTTAATTGAAGCTTTGAATGTTGAAGTACTTAAAGAAGTATATGGAGCTGACAATGTAACTGGAACACTACAGACTGGAATTACAGTCAAAGCTAATTCAAAAGAACTTATTGAGCATCCAGTTGTCATTGATATGACAGTACGTGATGGAGTATTTAAGCGGATTGTAATTCCACAGGGGAAAGTATCTGAAATTGGAGATATTTCTTATAACGACTCTGATGCTGTTGGATTTGAGATTACTCTAACTGGTTTACCAGACGAAGATGGTAATTCTCACTACGATTACACAATTGCTCCAACTGATACACCCTAGTGTTCCCCAGTTGGTAACTGGGGTTATTAATTCAGATGGTTCTGTTAAATTAGACTGGGATGCGGTATCAGAAGCGAAAGCATACTTGATTCACTATGCAGATGCAAATAAAACTGATCCACACGATGCTAAATACATGGGCTACACAGAAACCAATTCATGGACATTAGCGGCTGAAAACGTCCCAGCTTTGGCAACTGGAGATAAACTTTATCTTTATGTTCAGGCCTACGATGAAAAAGGAGTAGGCGCAACAGAAGTAGCTAAAGCTCAATATCTACATGATGGACCATACCTTGGTTCAGCTTGGAGTGCACCTACAATATTAACTAAACAATAAAAGGAGAAATATGTTAAAAGGAACAACAAAATCTGGTTTTCGTTATGAAATTACAGCTGAACGTTTAAATAATTTCGAGTTGGTAGAAATTTTGTCAGAAGTTGATGAAAATCCTCTTCTGTTACCAAAAATGTTAAATCTCTTATTGGGAGAACGTCAATCTAAAAATTTGAAAAACTATCTTCGAGATGAAGAAGGCCTTGTTTCAACCGACAAAATCAGAGAAACAATTGAAGACATTTTTGCAGCTCAAAAGAAAATAAAAAACTAATTCTCCTTGCCAGAATGATAAAGTTTGATGAAGAAGCGCTAATGTGCGACCTTGCAGAAATTTATCATATTTACGATTACAAACAGCTATCTCCTCTAAAGATAGCTGTTTTTTCTATAGGTTTGAATGAAGAATCTAGGATAAAAATGAAGATGAGTGGACAAAAGTTCCCAATCAATACACTTCTTTTGGCTGGGATTCAAGATCGTTTAAGTATGTCTTTATGGTTTAAAACAGAAGATGGCCAGAAAGGTAAAAATAGGCCAAAACTTGTTACCGATATCATCAATAAACCAAAAGAAAAAACTGATAGAAAAATCCGATTTCATTCTGGTGAGGATTTTGAAAAATATCGTCAGCAACTATTTCAAAAAGGAGGAGGAAGTTAATGGCAACAGAATTAGGACAAGCTTATGTGCAAATTATGCCATCTGCCAAAGGAATATCAGGTTCAATGTCTGGTATGTTAGATCCAGAAGCTGAGTCGGCAGGAAATAGCGCGGGTCTAAAAATTGGTTCTGCCTTAAAAATTGCTGCAATAGCTGGTGTTGTTGCAACAGGTGCAGCACTGGGTAAATTAATTTCTTCATCACTTTCTGAAGGAGCTGATTTACAACAATCATTAGGTGGCGTTGAAACTCTATTTAAAGATAATGCAGATAAAGTAAAAAAATATGCGACAGAAGGTTATAGAACTGCTGGGATGTCTGCAAATGCGTATATGGAAACTGTAACAGGTTTTTCTGCATCAATGATTAAATCATTGAACGGAGATACAGCTAAAGCGGCAGATTTATCGAATCAAGCAATTGTTGATATGTCTGATAATGCCAATAAAATGGGTACAAATATTGGAGATATTCAAAATGCTTATCAAGGTTTTGCCAAGCAGAACTATACCATGCTTGATAACTTAAAACTTGGATATGGTGGTACGAAAGAAGAAATGCAACGACTCTTGACTGATGCTCAAAAGCTGACTGGTCAAAAGTATGATATTTCAAACTTCTCAGATATCACACAAGCGATTCATGCAATCCAAACAGAAATGGACATTACAGGCACAACTGCGAAAGAAGCAGCAACAACATTTAGTGGGTCATTTGATTCAATGAAAGCTGCAATGTCTAATGTTCTGGGAAACTTATCACTAGGCCGTGATTTGCAAGGACCATTGAATGCGTTGGTGTCAACGACATCAACATTCTTATTCAAGAACTTCATTCCAATGGTAGGAAATATTTTCAAGGCTTTGCCAGGAGCAATTTCGACGTTTGTGAGTGCAGCCGGAAAAGAACTTTCTTCACAATTAGGAAATGGGATTGGAAGTGGGTTCTCTGACTTTACTGCAAAGTTCAGCTCGATATTATCACCCCTACAAGGAAGTTTTCAAACTATTGTCTCAGGCTTAAAACCAGTTTTTGATAGTTTACTATCTTCAATTGGACCAATCAGTACTCAAATTATGGGAGTATTTAGCAAATTACCACAATTATTTTCTAATGTCATTTCTGCTGTAATGCCGGTAATTTCAACTTTAAGCGTTGCTTTCGGACAGCTACCATCGCTTTTTGAAGCAATATCAGTTGCCGTGCAACCGATGATTGACACTATCTCTTCTGGAATTTCAAGACTTGATTTTAGCGGAATTCAAGCTATTATATCTGCATTAGTACCTGCAATTACAAATGGCATTACTACAATGATGGGGATCATAGGACCATCAATAGATACTTTAGTAAATTCATTCGTAAAAATGTGGAATGCAATTCAACCTTTAGCAACTGTTATTGCAGGGGCTTTAATGCCAGCTTTTCAGGTATTAGGGGCATTTATTGGTGGTATTTTGAAAGGGGCCATGCTTGCATTATCAGGAACATTTGACACAATTCGAGTTGTAGTTGGATTTTTGACTCCTATTATTTCCGCAATAGTAAATGTATTCAAAGAATTTGCTCCTGTGATTGCAACTGTAGCCCAATGGGTAGGGACAGCGATTGGGTTCTTTGCTAGCTTAGGCTCTGCAGGTACTTCTTTAAAAGGTTTAATCAATAGTGCTTGGTCTGGGATTCAATCTACTATCTCTACAGTTGTTGGTGGTATTGGCGGAATTATAAACACAGCGAAAGCTCTTTTTTCAGGATTAGGTTCTGCAGGTGGTGCTTTAAGGAATGTTATATCTGCAGCTTGGAATGGGATTCACTCAATTATTTCTGCAGTTGGTGGAGGAATTAGTGGAACAATTAATGGAATCAAATCATTTTTTAGTAGCTTAGGAGGCTCTGGTAATGGTTTACGCTCGGTAATGTCTGGAGTGTGGAGCGGAATAACAGGGACTATTTCATCAGCTTCTTCAACAATCTCTGGGATTATAGGTGGAATAAAAAACATTTTCAATAGCTTAAGAAATATTGACTTAACAGGAGCAGGTAAAGCTATTATTGATGGTTTTATTGGTGGTTTAAAAAGTACATGGGAAGCTGGTAAGAAGTTTGTAGGTGGAATTGCTGATTGGATTAAGGAGCATAAAGGTCCAATTAACTATGATAGAAAACTACTAATTCCAGCTGGTGAAGCTATTATGGGTGGTTTCAATGATAGCTTGATGGAAAACTTTAAATCAGTTCAAAAAAATATTTCTGGTGTAGCAAATAATCTTCAAAGCTTAGTAGGTACAGGGGTAAAATTACCAGTATCTACCGAATTTGATAATAGTGCTTTTCTTGAAAAAAATATTGATTTTCAAACTTCATCATTGTTATCAGCAAATAGCACACCATACAGTGACAATGGCACTCAAACTAAAGACTTACTTTTGAGGGTAATTAATTCGGTTGACAGTTTGAAGGATAGACCTATTTATATAAAAATTAATGGCAAAGTTTTTGCAGCTGCCGTAGTTAATGATATGAACTATGAGCAAGAAAAGATTCAAAAAATATCAAATATAATAGGTGGAGGTAATATTTAGAATGGACTATAGCTCTGTAAAACTGGGCAATATAGAGTTGATGGAACTAATGATAATAAATGATGTTAGACGTGGAATTTCTACAGCCATGAATAATAGCGTTTATGACAGATATTCTGACGGCTCTGACGTGATAGCTTCAAGATTACTTTCAAAAAAAATAGAAATTGATTTTACAATTCTATATAACATAATTGAAACCAAAAAAAAGCTTTCTCCAATAATTAGTCAAAAAAGTTTGCAAAAACTCATCTTTTCTGACGACCCTAATATTTACTGGAACGTTATTGCAGACGGAGAAATTAAGGTTACTGAACATAACAACGGTAAATATACCACAGGAACTATAACTTTTTTGGTACCTTCAGGTCATGCTGAATCAGTCACATCAAATATTTTAAATGCAACCAATTCTGGCGGAGAAAATGGAACTATAACTCCTAATACAACAGATGGATCAATTGAAATTAAGGTCAATAATAAGGGGACTTTACCAACGTTCCCAAAGATTAAGCTCACTAATGTTTCAGAAAATGGATATTTTGGAATAGTTGGAATAAAGGGACTAATGGGGCTTGGAAATATAAACGAAGCTGATGGAGTAACAACTCCCAAAAGCGAGCAACTTTATGATAGCAATACTGACTCAAGTTTTTCTAAATTTAAAGATGTCGCAGCTGGAATTGTTAATCCTCAAAATTCATTGTATGGAACGAATGGAACGATTAGCTTTCAAAGTGATGGACTAAGATTTGCAACTCAAGGAACAATGTCAGCGTCCCAAATCGCAGGGGGCGGAATGAAAGTTATGACGCTACCAGCTGATTCTAATGGGCATATAGGTGCTACAAATCTATATTCTCACTTTAATTTATTGGCTTGGGCGGGAGCTATGGGCCAAACAGGAATCCTCCAAATTCTATTTACTGACATCAATGATAAGTTGGTGGCTGGTTATGGGATTACAAAAAGTGACATGAGTGGAAATAGTGCTAAATGTTCATTTTGGGTTGGAGGTAATACTCCTAAAGAGTACACATCATTTGGATTTGAAACAAACAATGGCGAAAAAAATCAAAAATATCCTAATGATATGTTTAATAGCTCAACTGGAGATGCCGATTTTTTGAAAGAAGGAGCAAACTTTGGTTTTTACTGGTACGGAAGTCGTAAAACAACTTATGTTCCCGAACTTGAGAATGTTGAAATTGCAAAGGTATACCTATATATTGGCCAATTTAAAAATTCAAATAAATTCATTAATAATTTATCTATTCGTGGACTGAATTTAATGAAGAACAATGTCTCGGTTTGGTCAGACATTCCAAATCGATATGCTGCAGGTTCTGTTGTTGAAATTGATATGGAAAATGACAAGATTTTTACTAACGGAGTCGCGACAAATAAAGACTTTGTTAAAGGCGGAAACTTTTTCAGTCTACCTCCTGGTGAGAGTACACTTTTAATTAGTCAATCAACTTTCAACCACACACCACCACAAGTAGAACTGACATGGAAGGAGAATTATTTATAATGTTAATCAATATTCACGACTCACATCTCGAAAAGGTTGGCTTTTTAGATAGCGAATCTCCAGGAGCGCCAAGCTTTTTTAATGACGTAGAACATCATTATTTAGCAGAAGGAGCTTCAACATTTACTTTTTCGGTTAATAAAAAGAAAAATGGTATCTTACAAGATTACTGCCAATTTTTAAATGAAGATGCTTATTTTAGTTTTACAGAACATGGTGATGATCACTTTTATAGTGTTGGGACAGTCGATGAAGACAACGATACTACTTTCACAGTAACTTGTTATTCTTTAAATTTGGAACTCAGATTAGAACAATGTGACCCTCTAGAAAATACAGCAAGTCATAATATCCAGTGGTATTTTGACCAAATGGGGCTTATTAATAATGCTCAAATCACAATTGGAATCAATGAAGTTTCTGATTTAAGCCGAGTAATAAAATATGATGGTCAAGAAAGTAAATTAGCAAGATTAATTTCTCTTATCGGAAACTTTGATGCAGAGTTTGAATTTATTACGAAATCAAACAATGATGGGACATTAGATAAAATCATTCTCAATATCTATAAAGAAAATGACGGAGTAAATTTTCAAGGAGTAGGAACGAACCGTGATGATGTCATTTTAACTTTAGATACTAATATTACTGGTGTTTCAAGAACAGTAGATAAAACTCAAATTTTTAACGCTACAACGATAACTGGAGCAGACGGATTAACATGGAATTCAAGTGAGTTTTCTTATGTCAATTCAGATGGAGTGGAGGAATTTTATAAAAGAAAAAATGCTGATACTGCATTTGCACCTCTTTCTCTTGCTAAATATCCATCTCAAATCCAATCATCAACAGGGGATAGATGGATTCGAAAGAATTTCACTACTGATTACACTTCAGCTAACGCAATATGGGGTTATGCGGTAAGCCAATTCAAGAAGTTTGCTTACGGGATTGTAACTTATAAAGTTTCAGTTTCTAGTTTATTAGTAAATTCAGAAGTTGGTAATGGCTTGCCTTTGAAAATTGGAGATACAGTAACAATTAGTGATGATAACTTCATTGATTCTAATGGAGTTCATGGTTTAATTTTGTCAGCTCGTGTTTCTGAAATGGAAATCTCAAGAACAGACCCCACTAAAAATACTCTAGTTTTTTCAAATTATATTCGGCTTCAAAGCCAAATCTCAAATGATTTGCAATCTCAACTGTCAAATCTAGTCGATGCAGCTACTCCATATATTGGTAGTATCGATACAATAAATGGCACGCAGTTTAAAAATGGCACTGGTTCAACAACTTTATCAGCTCATATTTTCAAAGGTTCTGCAACGGCTGAAACAATCGCAGACAGCTATGAATGGTCGAAAGATGGAACAGTTGTCGCTCCAACTCAGACAATCACTGTGGATGCCAGCGGAGTAACTGATAAGGCAGTTTATAGTTTTAAAGCAACAATTGCGGGCAAAGTAGTCGCTAGTCAGTCGGTGACTATCACTAATGTTAACGACGGAACAGATGGTAAAACATCATACACTCACGTAGCTTGGGCTAATAATATAACAGGCACGAACGGTTTCACGACTGTTTATCCGAATTTGAATTTGTTGGATGGGACTAGAGACTTTAGTGGTAATTGGATAAACTTAAACGGCTGGACAACTGACGGAACATACAAAGGTTTAACTGTTAAAAAAAGAACTGGTAAAGGACAAGGCTTTTATAAAGTTTTTACAGCACCAGCTGATGGTACTTACACCTTTTCATCATATTTAAAAAGTTCAGGTAACGGAGGAAATATTAGACGTTGGGTGAATACTAATGATGTAGATGGTGTAGGAACAATTGACATGGCCTCGAATTTTGATTGGAAGATTGATACTTTTTCAGCGGCTTTAAAAGCTGGCGATAAAGTATTTGTTAGATATGAGATTACTTCTGATAACACAGGATTGGATATATGGAATGCGGGGCATAAATGGGAGCAAGGTTTAACCGCTACTCCATATATGCCTTCATCTAGCGAAGTCACAACCGCTGACTGGCCAAGCTACATCGGTCAGTATTCAGATTTCACAGCTACAGCATCCACAGACCCTGCTAAATATGCGCCTTGGACTGTATTTAAAGGGAATGATGGAAATAATGGAAGAGGAATTGTAAGCAGTGAGCAGAAATATCAGCTTACGCAAACATCAGCAAAACCAATTGACCCTTGGGATAATAGCGTATGGCAAACAACGCAGCCTACAACAACAGCAACCAACAAATATCTCTGGTCTATCACTCGAACAACATTTAATTTAGCGCCTTTGACGCAAGATATTGTGGAACAAAAAGCGGTTTATGGTGATAAAGGAACTGACGGTGACCCAGGTAAAGTTGTTTCTGATACTGAGCCAACAACACGCTTCAAAGGATTGACTTGGAAATACTCAGGGACCACTGACCTTACAGCAAGTGATGGAACAGTGATCCATCCTAACACTGAGTACTACTATAATGGCACTAACTGGATGATAAACTATTTAAGTGCGAACAATATTGAAGCAAACTCAATAACTGCTGACTTAATTGATGCAAAAAATTTAACAATTACTGATGGTGAATTCGTAAGTACAACAACTAATGGCCCAGTTACAACCTCTACAGAAATTAAAGATAATCATATTGCAATTTCAAAGACGGATGGTTCCGTAAACACAAAAAATGATTTGGCAGTTGACACCGAGCAGGGCTTTGCAATGAAGTTCACGAACAATAATACTGGGTTAACTAGAGAAGCTTCAGTTAACTTTCAAGGAGTTTCCACTAGTGATTCAAATGGGAATTATGCTCAACTTACACCTCAAGGCACGAAGTTATCAACTGACGTTCCTTGGACTGACATCACTCGAGCGAGTGGAGTAGGAACATCCGGAACCTTACGTGCAAGAATAAATAACGGTGTTTTTTATGCACAGTCGAAAGACGTTACAATCCCCTCAATAGCACCCAATAGTATTATAACAATTGGTACTATGTCCAGTAAATTTAGTGGTGTTTCTGGATTTGATACGTTAGGGCTACTATATTCGCCAGGTCAACTTAGCGTTGCGAGTGTTTCAGTCGGGAGTGACGGGAAAATAAACATTGGTAATCCTAATCCAACGACCATGAGTGGCAAGGTAATTCAGTTTTCAATAAATATTCCATTAGGATAAAGAATAGAAAGTAGGAGTAATGGAGGAAAAAGCATGGCAAGAAGTTCTTGAACGGTTGGCCAGAATAGAAACAAAGCTTGATAATTATGAGTCAATTAGGGAAAAAGCTGAACAGGCTCATTTAATCGCTTTGAATAATGCAGATGATATTAAAGAAATAAAAGCAAATAACAAGTGGGCTTGGGGCTATATGATTGGTCTTGGGATTTCAATTGTTATTTATTTTTTAACCAAATTTTAAAAAGGAGTAGAAAATGATTTCAAATGACAAAGTTTATAACATTATCAAATGGACTGTTTTAACAGCATTACCAGCTCTCAGTGTGTTTATTGGAGTAATTGGTAAAGCCTACGGTTGGGGTGGAACTGATTTAGCTATTATTACTTTGAATGCATTCACGGTATTCTTGGGAACATTAGCTGGAGTAAGTGCTGTCAAATATAATAATCAGCCAAATGATACGGAGGAAAACAAATGAAAAAAGTAATTAAAAAGGCTGCCATTGGAATGGTAGCTTTCTTTGTTGTCGCAGCAAGTGGACCTGTATTTGCGGCAGTTGGTGACCAAGGTGTGGATTGGTCAAAATATAATGGAGACTATGGGAACTTTGGCTATGATCATGATAAGTTCGCTTTTAGTCAAGTTGGCGGAACTTATGGCGGTTCATTCGTTGACCAAGCGACTTATTCAACCCAAGTCGCATCTGCAATTGCTCAAGGTAAAAGAGCGCACACTTATATTTGGTATCAAGTCGGAGGTTCTCAGGAAGTAGCAAAAGCGGCACTTGACCGTTATTTGCCCAAAATTCAAACGCCTAAGAACTCCATTGTAGCATTGGACTATGAAAGTGGAGCAAGTGGGGATAAGCAAGCCAATACTGATGCGATTCTTTATGGAATGCGTCGAGTAAAAGCAGCTGGATATACTCCAATGTATTATTCTTACAAGCCGTACACTTTGGCAAATGTCAATTATAAGCAAATCATCAAAGAGTTTCCTAACTCACTATGGATTGCGGCATATCCAAATTACGAAGTGACACCAGTTCCAAACTATAGCTTTTTCCCAAGTATGGACGGAATTTCAGTATTCCAGTTCACCTCAACTTATGTTGCTGGAGGACTTGATGGGAATGTTGATTTAACAGGTATCACTGACAAAGGCTATGAGAACGGAAATGCAACTAAACCTAATACTGACACACCAGCCACTGATGATGGTAAGGATGCCAACGAAGTGACACCAAGTGAAATTAAAGAAGGAATGACTGTCACTATCAAGTTTAGTGCAACGAATTACTCAACGGGACAAATAATACCTAAATGGGTTAAGGAGAATTCTTATAAAGTCATTCAAAAATCAGGCAATAAAGTATTACTTGATAATATCATGAGCTGGGTTGCAGCAAGTAACGTTCAAGCGCTAGACACAGGTCGAAGTAATTCAACTGGAAATACTCAAACTCACATTGTCCAATCAGGCGATACTTTGAGTGGCATTGCTTCAAACTGGGGAACAAACTGGCAAGAATTAGCACGTCAGAACAGTTTATCTAATCCGAACATGATTTACACTGGTCAGGTTATTCGCTTCACAGGCGGTCAATCTGGGACCACAGCAAGAGCTTACACCGTGTGCTCTGGTGATAATCTTTCATCAATTGCTAGTCAATTAGGAACAAGTGTTCAAAGTCTTGTTTCAATCAATGGTATTTCAAACCCTAACTTGATTTATGCTGGTCAAACTTTAAATTATTAAAAATTAAACCCTCGCATGCATGCGGGGTGTTTTTTTATTGCTTATTTAAGGAAGAAGTACTATAATAAAACAGTTCCCAAAAGAACTTTTTCATAAATACTCCAAAGCGCCTTACTCCACTAGGGCGCTTTTTTGCTTGCACAAACCGTATGGAATTCCGCTCGGTTACTATTTTGCCAACGTCGGCAAAATTGGCTGTTATGGGTTAGAGTAAATTAGAGTGGATTAGAGCAGCCCCTGCTGAACTCTTTCCAAAATAGAAACAGTTCATTATTGCTGACCTCACGAATATTTGGTATTATGCGGTTTGTTGGTTTGTGGCCCTCATTTTTGATGGTCGCAAAATATGTTATAATGAAAGCCTTAAACATAGGTGTCAGCAATTCGCTGGCATTTTTTATTTAATCTTTACTGTTGTAAATTTACAACAAACCAAGAATAAATATAATAATATGTTGTAATTTTGTTGTATGAGTTTTTTATTTCTATGTTTTTTAGTTAGTATTAAAATAGGAAAAACGGCTATGTCAAGCCGTTTTTAATTTATATTTATTCTATTCTTGTTTGTTATCGTTCATGAAAAATAGTAGTGTTTGCAGCTCCTTAGTTAAGTCAATTGATTGAACAACCACATCTGAAGGGACTTTCAAACGAATTGGGGCAAAGTTTAGGAAACCTTTGATACCAGCTTTGACTAGAGTGTCAACAACTTCTTGGGCATTTTCTTTGCGAACAGAGAGAATTGCTGTTTTGATATCCGATTTTTTAACATTTTTTTCTAAATCAGAAATATTATAAATTGGAATTCCATCATCTGTTTGTGTTCCAACTAAGGGATTGCCAGAAATATCATAGGCTTGCGTGATTCTCATTTTGTTTCTATCTTGGAATTGATAATGAAGTAATGCACGACCGAGATTTCCGACACCAATCAGAGCGATATGCGTTTCTTGGTCTTGGCCAAGAAGTTCTCCAAAGAAATCACGGAGCACTTTCGTTTCATAGCCGTATCCACGTCGGCCTAATTCGCCAAATAAAGAGAAATCTCGGCGAATTGTGGCAGCATCTACTCCAATTTTTTCTGAAATAAGTTGTGAGTTTGTGCGTGTCACATTTTCTTCGACAAGACTTTTGAACAGTCGATAGTACTGTGGCAGTCGTTTAGCAGTTGCTTTAGGCAAGCTTTTGCTTGGTTTATGATCAGTCATTGTTATACCTCAAAAATTTAATTCGATTTTATTAAAACTAATTAATATTTAGTTTCTTTGTGATAATTTTATCAAAAATTTGTGAAATTATCAAACAAAAGGAATGGAATATCCATGCAAAATGAGAAATTGATTACAATTCTAAAAAAAAATTTATTTTACCCTTTTAATTAAGGCGCTTTCATGTTAGAATATAAATATGAAAAAATAGATAGGGAGAAAATATGATTAAAATTTATCTTAGTGGTTCATGTTCATCTTGTAGAAAAGCTAAAAAATGGTTACGTAAACATCACATTGAATTTGAAGAAATTAATTTAT